AAAGATCGGGTGGTACTTTACGGCGGAGCGAAAGGCGGCGGTAAAAGTTTTTTGCTTTGTCTCTGGGTTTATTTTTGGTCCTTGGAACTCATTAAATTATTCGGTCTGGATAAAAACCCCCCGCAGTATCCCCTGCCGGTCGGATTCATCGGACGCAAACGCGGCGTGGATTTCACAAAAACGACGCTTGAAACGTTCAAAAAAATAATCCCAATCGAGGACTACACACTCAATGAACAAGACAAGGAAATTGTGTTTAGGAAAAAGGTTAAAGTCTATTATGGCGGCCTTGACGACGAGCAAAATATCAACAAATTCAATTCTGCTGAGTTTGCTTTTATCGCCATCGACCAGGCGGAAGAAACAGATCGGGCGGATGTCGGAGTTTTGCAGGCGTCCTTACGGTTACGGCATAATCAAATTACCCCCGCATACAAACAGTTATACACAGCCAATCCATCCGAGTGTTGGCTAAAACAAGATTTTATTTTAGGCAATAAAGGAATTTACATCCGCGCTCTTTATTCAGACAACCCCCACCTGCCGGTCGGATACGCCGCGACGCTCGAAAGCTCATTTTCATTTGACGAGGCCCTGCTCCGGGCGTACCGCGACGGAGATTGGGACGCGATTCAGTCGGAATTGACACTCATACCATCCGCCCGGATCGAAGCGTTAAAAGAAAACATGTTTGTCGAGTACGTCACCCGCGATCTCGTTACCTGCGATCCGTCCCAGGGCGGCGACGAATGCGTCATCTATCGGATGCGGAACACGGAGATTTTGTCCGAGCGGATTATCCACGAAAAAGACACGATGAAGATCGTGGGGATGTGCGATTTTATGATGCGGGAGATTGCCACGTTCAATTTCATCAGCGATTCAATCGGAGTGGGTGCCGGGGTGTCGGACCGGATGAAAGAATTGGGATGGAAAGTGTACCCATTGAACTCGGCGACCAAGTCGTCCTTGCCGGATAAATTTTTTAACCTACGCTCAGAGATGTGGTTCTACGTCGCGGAATTGGTGCGGCAGAAGAAAATGATTTACCCGAAAGACGAGGAACTGCGCCGCCAACTGACCAACGTCCGGTACAAGGTCATCAACTCGAACGGTCAGATCCAACTCGAACCGAAGGAACTCACGAAAAAGAGACTTGGCCGTTCGCCGGATCGCGCTGATGCGTTCGTTATGGGCGTTTGGGCGAAGGACCACTTGCACTTCGGGGACGCGGAAAACGATTTTAAAAAGCCGCATCACAATTTACAACGCACCTACCACCAGACCGCATCATTATAAATTTGCTGTTTTAACCCGCCTGTTGTACGATTAAAAACATCGGAGGGCATTATGGCGTTTCTCGTCCCGATTGGTGTTGCTATGGCTGGGATGTTCGGTGCTACGGCCACCGGAGTGACCGCGGGGTTAATAGGAGCCGCAACGGTAGGCGCGGCAGGTTACGGAGCTATGTCAATGATGTCGGGCGCCGGAGGCGGTACGAGCCAGTCGGGCGGAGCGTCCGGTCCGTCAGCCCCAGCGTCATACGCCGCGACCTTTGCCGCCGAACAATCCAGACTGTTGCAAGCCACGCAGAAGCAAACCAAGACTATCCTCACGTCGCCTCTCGGGCTGGCGGACGATCCATCGAAAATAAAAAGAAAACTCTTACTCGGTCAATGAGCATCTCCGCGAAGGACATCATCCGCATCAAAGAGGACATGAAGTCCAAGAAGAATAATTTTGATGAATACGCCCAGCAAGCCGCGAAGTTCTGCCTCCCGTCAAAAGCAAAGATAACGGTCAAAAAAGGGGAAGGGGAAAAGGTCGACACGGACTTGTACGACTCGACCGGCATCGATTCCGCGCAGATTCTCGCCGCGGGTCTGCAGACGTACCTGACCAGCCCCTATTCCCAGTGGTTTCAGATTGGATTCAAAAAACGGGAGCATCAAGAAAACAAAGAACTGCAGGAGTGGGCTGTCCAGACGGGAGAATTTGTTTACGACGCGCTGAACTCGTCGAATTTCAACCGGAACATGGCGGAGTTCTACCGGGACCTGGCGGTCCTGCCGGGCGCGACGCTCTACAAGGAAAAAGATCCTCTGGAATATTTCAGGTTTCTCACCATCCCGTTTGATGAGGTCCTCATTATGCAAAATTCACGGGGCATCATTGACACGGTATACCGGACGTTCGAATATAACGTATACGAGGCGTACGATCGATGGAAGGAAAAGGCGGGATCAGAGATCGCGGAGTTGTGGTCTAAAAACAAATACCAGGACAAGTTTGATTTTGTCCACGCCGTCGCTCCGAGGTACGAGCGCAGGGCCGGGAGCAAACTGGCGAAGGACATGCCGTTCTATTCGTGTTTCGTTCTGGAGAACAAGAAAACCAAGATCGAAGAAGGCGGTTACAAAAGAAATCCCTACTACATCGGAAGATGGGGAAAAATCACCGGAGAGACATGGGGGTACACCCCTGCCATGATCTCGCTCCCGGATATGCTCATGTTGAATAAAATGGATGAGACGACGGTTATCGCCGCTGAAATGGCGGTCGCTCCGCCCTGGATGTTCCCGGACGAGGATTTCATGCGACCGATGAACATGAGCGCCGGGGGCGTCAACTACAGGACCGGCGGTCCGCTGGACCGGGGGAATATGCCATATCCCATGGTGTCCCAGTCGAATTTCCCCATAGCCACGGAAATGATCGACCGGAGGAAGCAGTCCATCGAGAAGAAATTTTTTGTCAATCTGTTCATGATCAACTACGGCGAGAAGGACAAAACCGCGTACGAGATCGCGCAACAGGCCCAGAGGCATATGCTGATTTTGGGGGCCGTCATCGGCGACGTGATAAAAGAGGTTCTGGAGCCGGTCCTGATCGACGTTATGCAGGATTTATACGAGGCGCAACAACTACCTGAGGTCCCGGTGGAGGGTCTCTCGTTCGAGGATATTCTATTCAACTACGTTTCGCCGCTGGCAATCGCGCAGAAGGCCGCGAAGGCCCAGAATACGAACGCCTTTTTATCCATTGTCATGCAGATGGCGACCATCGTTCCGTCCGCCCTCCAAAAAATCGACTGGGATTACGCTATCGACGATCTGGCAAAGACCCAATCGGTGAGCCCGAAGATTTTGGTCGACGCGGACAAACTGAAGGGAATCCGCGAGGCGGAGGCAAAGCAGAAGCAGGACGCCAATCAAGTTCTGATGGCCCAGGCGGCGGGCGACGCGATGAAGAAAGTCGGGGAAGGCGGGCAGGCTATGATGCCGAAACCGGAGGTAAAAAAGTAATATGGACGCCAAAGAGTTTAAAGAACTGATCGGCAAATATTCCCGCGTGTTCTCCGGAAAAGACGGTGACGCGGTCATGGCCGACCTTGAAAAACGGTGCTTCGTTCATTCCACCACGTTCAACGAGAACCATGGCCGCTTTGGATTTAACGAGGGCCGAAGGTCGATCTACGATTATATCTGGAATATGAAAAACAAACGCGTCGAACAAGACGAAGATTTGCAGAGAACGTACACACCGAATCAAAAACCAAAGGAGAGTTAAAATGACAGAGACTACCGCCCCGGAATGGATTAGCGGCCTTACGGACGAAAGCATCAAGTCAGACCCCTCGATCCAGTCGTTCAAGAGTGTAGAGGATCTCGCCAAGTCGTTCATATCAACCAAAGCACTCGTCGGAAAAAAAGGTTTCATCCTGCCGACGGAAGGCGCGAAAGACGAGGAATGGGAACAGGTGTTCAATACCCTGGGCCGCCCGGAGAAATCGGACGGTTACAAGTACCAGCCGCCAAACGGCGCGAAGATGAACGAAGAATTTCTCAAGGAGTTCCGCGTGAAGGCGCACAGTTTCGGACTGACCCAAAAGCAGTTTGAGAAGCTGATCAACTACCGCGTCGAGGTCGAAGCGGCGGACCAGAAGAAGGCAACCGACGGCGCGATGAAATTCAAGAACGATTCAGAATCAGCGCTCCGCCATGACTGGGGCGCGAAGTACGACGAAAAGATGGCGTCGATCCAGAAAGCCATCAAATCATACGGCGGGGATCTCCCGGATGATCCGAAGGCATATGATCCTCGGGTCGTGCGTTTGATCGGAAGTCTCACGGAACATCTCGATGAGGCGACCATCGGATCGCTTGGGATCGTGAAGGGGACGGCGCTCACACCGGCGGATGCATTGACAAAGATCGCCGAGATACGCAAGGACCCCGCGCATCCGTTAAATGTCGCCAATCATCCGGGTCACAAGGACGCAGAGGCGGAAATGCAGAAATTGTACCTCCAGGCGTATCCGGGGAAAAAGGTTATTTAAAATTTGTTGTTTTTGTGAATTGGTGGTAGGTTAAGAGTCTAAGATTTAAAGCGTTTTGGACTACCGCTCAAGGGCGGCCCAGCAAAAGTTCACGACGCGCGACCCTCCGTGTGGAGGATTATCACGCTGCAACGATAATTCAACACGGAGGGTTTTCCAATGGGTACGGAAGTCGATACACTATTTACCATTCAATGGGGCGACACGATCACCCAGTTGTCCCAGCAAACCAAACCGAAGATAGCGCAGCACGTCATGCAAAAACCCGGCGTTGTCGGGGAGCGCACGACGATGGAACAACTCGGCAAGATCGATCTCACCAAGAGAACAACCCGTCATGCGCCGACTCCCCGCGCGGACGCGAAGCACTACCGGCGCTGGATCACCCTGTTCGATTACGAAAAGGCGCTCTGGTTCGACACGCAGGATGAATTAAAGGCGTTGCTCGACCCTCGCAATGCGTATAACCAGGGGTTTGTCGCAGGCATGAATCGGGCGATGGACGACGAGGTTATCGCGGCGGCGTTCGCCACGGCGTATATCGGCAAGGCGGGAACGGATACGCAGGCGAACACGCTGTCAGTCGCGGCGGGCGGAACGGGTCTGACGCTGGATAAACTGCGCCAAGTGCTGAATCTGTGGCGGGATGCTGACGTCGATTTGGAGGCGGAAGAGCTTTATTTGGCAGTCAGCCCGGACGAGCATGACGATCTCCTGAAGCTCACGGAAGTCATCAACACCGATTACAACTCCAAGCCGGTGCTGGTTGATGGTGTCGTGAAGCGTTTTATGGGCTTCAACATCATCATCTCCACCAGACTCGGAACCACGGGCGGGAACCAGTGCATCGCGTGGCTTCCTTCCGGTATCGGTCTGGCAATCGCACAATCACCGACGCTTCGCGCGTCTGAACTCCCGGAACACTCGTATGCATGGCAGGGATACGCGTGTATCGGTATCGGATCGACGCGGCTGGAGGAAGATAAGGTGTGTGAGATTTTGTGTGCCTAACAGATAGCAACTAAAGGACTTACATAAAACCGGAGGAATGAAAAATGGTCACCTATAAAGGGGCATTGAAGACGATCGCGGATGTGGCGACCGCTGATCACACGAACGCGCCGGGTTCCGACGCGCTTCTCAAAGTCAAGTACGACACCTACGAAGCGACCTCCATCGCCGTGGGATCGATCATCCAGATCGGCACCAAGTTACCGCTCGGCGCCGTTGTGTTTGAGGTCATCCTAGGATATGACGTGTTGGGGTCAAACTCGTCGCTCTCCGTGGGAGATACGGAAGTCGCGGCGCGGTACATCACCAATACGGCGACGACCAGCGCGGGTATAACCCGGACGAACACGATCGCGGGGTTGGCATACACGGTCGACACGACTGTGGACACGGCGGCGAACTCGGACCGTCAAGTCACCGTCACCGTCGTCGATTCGGGCGCCATCACGAATACACTCGCTGTCGTTGTGTTCTGGGCGAATTAAACAATCGGAGCCGGGGGCAGAAATGTCCCCGGCCCCACCTTACGGGGGCAAATCAATGAAAAAGTTACTCGCAATTCTGACCCTCGCCGCCTTTGTCTCCGGTCCTGCATTTGCGGCGGTGGGCATCAAAGAAGCCGGAGTGTACAAGGGTGAAGCGACCACGATCAATTTCACCACGAACTTCACGACCACGAATGACGGCAGTACGTTCGCCATCGCGGCGACTCCCGCGACGTCGGATACCTATACATTCTCGACGAACTCGGAATATATAGACAACACGACCAACGGGACCATCCTGTTCAGCAACGATGCCGGAAATCTGATCGTTAAGATGTTGTCGTCAGGGACGTCAGATTCAACGGTCGCGTTGCAACTCGTCGGAGACGCGGGAGCCAATGCGACTGACGGATTTCAGATCAAGAATAACGCGGATGGTACCCTGACGATCGGAAACGACAGTTCGGTGGCCGGGACGTATGTTACGAAGTGGACGTTGTCATCGGCCGGTGTCATTACGTACGTTGACAGCGAAACTCTGACCGACGCATCAGATGTTGTGACTCTGACGTTTGATGACGCGGCGGCGGATTTCATCGTTAAAGCCTACGATGCGACCGCATCCACGATTGAGATATGGGCGGACCGGGGGGATGATGCGGCTGACAAATTCCTCATGAGTATGTCGGCGGCTGATGCCTTCACGTTCACCACGGGCGCTACATTGGCGGCGACGGTGAGTAATGCGGGTCTTTGGACGTTCCCGGTCGGGGTCACTTCCTCCCTGGCTACGGACGCATCAAGTCTTACCGTTGGTTCAATTATTACGGCTGGCGGTATAGCTTGCGCGAAGCAGTTGTATGTGGGTGATGATATCGATATGTCAGTTTCGACGACTGGCGTGTACGACATTACCCTGCGGGACAGCGTCGCGGATGCTTTGTCGATCGTTCGCGGGACAACGGACATGATGGTGTTTGATACATCCAGTCCGTTAATTACGATTACACCGGCAGTTACAATCACGGGAGATTTGAAGTTTGCGTCAACTCTCTTTGCCGGTGGAAGGTTCGGCGCGTCATCGTCGATTCCGTCGTCCTCAAACGGGATCAGCGCCTCTCAGTTGGCGTATTCCTTGTTGATGAAGGACATCGGTAACGTAGCGGGCGAGACGGCAACACTGCCGAATGGCACGGCGGGTCAGTTACTGGTTATCCATATTCACGCGTGCGGACCGTCCGGAACGTGGATTCTATCACGGACCTTAGGCGCCGGGTGGAAGACGATCACGTTTGATACCAGAGGCGATCAGGTTGCGTTGGTTTACGACGCGACATTGGGTTGGATGATTCAGACCGCCACAGGCGTTACGATAGATTATCCAGTAATCTAAAAAGAGAGGTGGGGCGGGGGACTTCAAAATCTCCCGCCCAACTTTCCATGACAAACATCTTCTCTTTTATCGCGGCCTCCATACTTGGGCTTCTTTGCGTCGCCCCGTGCATCGACTACACGATCCCCATGATGGTCAACAGCTTTCATTGGGTGTATCTAGTGGTCGCCAGCGGTCTTTTTGCCTTCTATCTTCTGACCCAAAAACTGCATTTGGCGTTGAAGATTCTGCTCGTTTACACGCTCATCGTCGGGTGTTTTTTCAGTCAGGTCCCGTACTTCGGATTCAACGCCTTCCTGCTTCTGGTCGTGGCGTACTATGCTTTCTTCCTCTTCCAAAAATGTAATTTCAAGATCATCCTCGACATGATGGTGGCGGTGTTCTGGTTGGAGATGTGCATCGCGTCCTTCCGGATGATGGGGATGGACACCTTGATGAACCTCGGAAAAGAAGAGTATCCGGTGTTCTTTGGTACGATTTTTCAACACATGAGATTCGCGTCGCTTCTTTGCATTCTGGCCCCGTTCCTGCTCGTCAAATCGAAATGGTACATCATCCCGATCTCGGCGGCGGTGGCGTTGACGGCGTCGAGCGGGTTCGCCCTGGCGGTGGTCGCGGGGGTGGTGACGTATCTGGCCTTGGATTATTTTCACAGAATCCCCGCCGGAACGGAAAGAAGCCTGTTGAAGGTCATCTATTTATGGACCATGCTTTTCGTGTTCGCATTCGCGGCCTTCGCCATATACATCAACCGGGCATCATGGGAGATCGCGTTCAAGGAAGGCCGTATCCCGGTGTGGATCGTCTGCATCAAATCGTGGATGTTTGACACCAAGGGACCGATGGGTCCGCCCGACATCTTCGGGATCTCACAGACCGGACCGTTTGATCTCAAGTGCTTTTTGTTCGGGCATGGGTTGGACACGTTCTATCCGTTGTTCCCCATCTTTAAGCATGACCCCAATCCCTTCCCGCAGGCGCATTGTTCCTACATTCAGTTGGCGTGGGAACTCGGACTCACCGGATTCACGTTGTTTATGGCGTATCTGGTTGGACTGTTTAAAAAACTGTACGAGAAAAAAGAATGGATACTGATCTCTGGACTTGTGATTATCGGAGTAAACGCGCTGACCGCGTTCCCGGAACGAATGACCCAAACGATGGGTTTAATGGTGTGTTTCTTCGCGTTCTGCGACCTAATCGCATTTGAAAGGATGACGCCATGTCCATCTCGACTTCGTTAGACCTCGTTAATTTGTCCCTCACCCACCTGGGTTCAAGCGCACTAGCTGTTTTGGATACCACGACGCAGTACGGACGGGTTTACAGCGCGATATATCCGGAGGCGTTGGACGAACTTCTGCGCGAGATCCGCCCGAACTTCGCCAAGAAACGGGCGATCTTCCACCAGGTCGTGGACGCTGAAAAGACGATCACGGGGGCCACGGCGGCAAAGCCGGTCGTTGTCACCTCCGCGACTCACGGGTTTGAGGACGATGACATCATCGCCATATACAACGTCGTGGGCATGACCGACCTGAACGGGAAGATGTATATCGTGTCGAACAAGGATACCAACACGTTTGAACTGACTGACATGGACGGGAACGAGGTGGACGGGACCGAATACGACGCATGGGTGTCCGGCGGGAAGTGCGGGGTCGTTTCAGACGCGCCCGTGTTCGGGTACAGCGTCCGGTATCTCTTGCCTACCGACTATATTTTGCTTTTGGAACTGAATGGAAACGAAGATCTCACAATACCCCATTCCGATGAGGCGGGGGAACTATTGACGGATGAGGCCCAGATTCAGGCGCAATATATAGCCCAGATTACGGATGTTACGAAATTCGACAAGGATTTCGTAAAGGTTCTGGTCTACAAAATGAACGCCGAAGCCGCATTTCACGTTACGAATCAGTCGTCAGTCGCGGAAAAGTGGGAGGGAAAATATGAGAAGGAATTGGCGAAGGCAAAAGGCCGAAAATCCCAGGAATCCGGTTCTCCGCAAAAAGGTCGGTTGCGCAGGATTACCGCAAAGACCTGGACTAATGCGAGGAAAGCGTAGATGGGAAGGGCTAGTTTTGCCAAGACGGCCTTCACGGCGGGGGTTCTCGGACCACGCGTTTCCCGGCGGGTGGACACCCAGCATTATTTCAACGGGGCAAAAACTCTTGAGAATTTCATCGTCCTCCCATGGGGCGGGATCGAACGCACTCCGGGAACCGTGTTTGTGGCGGAGGTCCGCGATTCGTCCAAACCGGCCCGGCTCCTGGATTTCG